TAATTTTATGGAGTGGTTATAGAGTTTAAAGGTTTTTAAACCTTCATTGAGCATAGAAAAAGTGTTTTTCGATTTATTTTTGAATGAATACTCTTGATTAAAACTCTTTATTATATCAGATTGACATTTTTCTGAAAAAAATATATATTGTGGATAAGTCAAATTATGTTCTATTTTGCTATATCTCTCATTCAGATTTATCAAAGCTAAAGCATTTATTATCACTTTAGTTTTTATCAAATTACTATTGAAAGTAAATAAATAATCATTATCTGAATTTTTCCTCTTATAAAAGTACAAGTTGTTTATTTTGTCTTTATCTCTAAACTGATTTAGTTTATTTCTAATTATATCATTCTTAACATTTTCCACGAATTCTTTCTTCTCCATGGTTATTTGTACTGAGACAGTAGATAAATCTTCATTGATTTCTAAATCATATTCTTTGCCCCATAAAAGGTGTCCAGCTTTTTCATATAGTTTCCTATTTATGTTCTTATTGTGATAAGATCTTATTTTATAAAAGTTAGGGTGTAGATTCAAATGACTTTTTAATACATAGTCTGAGAACACAGAGTATTTTCTGATATCAATGGGATGATTAAGGTATCTACCAAAGGTATCTACAGTCAACAATTCCGCTCTTTGATCTATCTTATAATGATCCAAAAGTTTGTGGTAACCCACAGACTCAATCACGCTATATCCTATCAAATCATTTGAATTTTCATAATAAGCCACAGCTCTGGTAACTATATATTTGTAATTTTCTGAAAAAGTAGTGTCATTTAATGGTTCAAATAAATTAGCCAATGATCTTAATCCGTTAGAGAACAAGTTTCCAGATATATTCTGTGTTCCCAGCATTTCTGATAGAACTAAAGAATAAGAATCTTTAGTCTCCGAAGTGCTTAGAGCAAAAAATCTAGGAGTTAAAGAAGAGAATTTAACAAAGGAGTCATGATATCTTTCAGGTATGTTTATAACTTCGTTTTTATCATCAGAATGAGCTAACTGAAACCAGAGATCAGACCTCAAGACATAATCATTATTTAATAGATATTTAGTATAAATTTCTTTTCTATACAGTTGTTCTAAAACATGACAGAAAGAAGATATATTATGGAATATTCCTTGAGGCCAATCAAACTGTAAATTTAATCTTCTCAGATCAAATTTACTACCTTTTGCCAATATATCTGCTTCCACTGTTTTTAATTGACTAGTAAAATAAACATCTAATGACTCTAAACTAGACAAACAAAACATAGACATTTCAGCAAATTTTTTGTTCATTAATCTATGACTTTTAAGAGCAGCTACAATATACTTAAATTTCCTGTATATGTCCTGTCCAGACCATTTGCCCATATCGCCATTTAAAAATAAAGTTGAAGATTGATTTCTAGAATCTAAAATTCGTTTTGTCGAATTCTTAATCTGTTCCAATTTCATAGCCTGAGTTTCAACAACTGTTTCTTGCATAGTCTTATGATTGTAAAATTTGAAGATATATTGAATGATTATAGACAAGCATTTAGCGAAAATAGTCAGAAGATATATCTCTCTCGATCCTTCATATTGTTCTTTTTTAGAAACTATAGTTATTTTAACAAGTTCCGAAAAATCAGACATACCAATTTTAGTTTTATTTTTAACAGAATCAAGTATGAATTGATAGAATATCATAGGATTGATAGAACCTTGTATGTTTTCATCTATGAAGTGTATCGTGGAATTTAAAACCATTTCTTTAGCATTTTTCTTGTCTCTCTGATAATTAGAGAAGAATTTGTAATTAACACACTTTTTTTGACTAAAAAAGTCAGTTTCAAAATTGTTAATTATTTCTTTGTTAATAAAATCACTTAGGTTTGTAGAAAATGAATCAAAATTTTCACCTTGATTTAGAAAATCTCTTTTTAGAATACCTATACTATCAAAAATGACAGCTGGAGAAAAAAACTTATCTGTCAGATGCTCTGGATAATCTTCTGCAAACCCTTTGTTTTTATGAATTGAATTATTAAGGACCTTACAATTTTCTATTATGGTTCTCTCAAAATTTAAAAGATCATGAGAAAACTTTGTTGTATTCTTAAAAGCATGAGTGAAAAAGTTTGATAACTCTATGTAACTTATTATATCATCAGTCTCGCTGGTCAAAGTTTTAATGTTCATTTTTATCTCGTTTATGGATATTTTTTTATCTTTGATCTGACTATTAATAAATTTTAATTTGTTTATATTATGATTTGTGTTATCGATAACTCTTCTGATATAATACAAATGACAAATCTTTTGAGGAATTGATTTGGATAAATATTTCTTAAAAAGATTTTCTATCTTTGCATATTCAGCAAAGTTGATGACTGTTAAATACTTGTATAACGACATAAAATTTTTAGTTGTTGAATCTATACAAGAAAACATATCATAAAGAAACAAGTAAGTAAATCTGCAATCTCTAATACTCATTCCTCTTAGAAACATTAAAAAAGTGTTTATATAAAGGTTTTCAGCAAGATTAGATAAATAATTTAGTTCTTCAAAGTTTCTTGTTTGCAGATTAGTGTAACTTATGCCAGATGAAGTTTCATTTTTAAAAATAGAGTTTATTGACTTGTCTATGCTTTTTTTGAACAAGACAAATGATATCAACTCTTTTGAAGAAGTTA